AGGAAGGGTCAATAAAATTAACTTGAGAAATATCAGCAACAGTAAAATTGTAACGACCGCTTTTTTGAATCTCTTCTGGGATGTTATCTTGTGATGCCGCATATGTTAAACTGTCAATATTGTAAATAATATAATCTGTATTATCAAAAAGATATTTTATAAAATTGCTACCTATAAAACCACAACCTCCTGTTACTATAACACTTTTCATATTGTAATTTTGCTCATGTTATCTAACGCTTTCGAAAGAGTTGTAATACTATTAGGTAACTGTATACCGTATGATTTGTTTTTTTCCTGAGATAGTACACAATTAGATCTATTTGCAATAATATCTAACTGTTCATACTCAATAAATCTCCAATCTGGGTTATCAATGCCTCTTTCTCTCATTAGCTCAACAATACGTCTAGCCGTTAACCCCCCTTCATTAACAACATTATATATCCCAACAGGTATTCTTTTTGGAGTGTAATATCTCTCAATTATTTTTCCTATATAAATACAGAGATCATCAATACTAGTCAAAGAGTTGGCCATGCTTATTAAATTATTATACTTATATATTTTAGTAATAATATTTTTTTGAGCCCAGGTATTACAAAAAGGCATTCTAATCCTCCATACATAAGCAGAATGATTAATCAAATCTATTTCGCTTGCATGTTTTGATTTACTATAAAAACTGCTCTTATCATTATACAGCCCAAAATTAGGCTCATCTTCTTCTGTATAGTCTTTATCGTAACCTGTATATATACATCCGCTACTTACTTGACCAAAGGGTATATCATAATTATAGCATGCGCGTGCAAGCATTGAAGGGACAGTTACATTCATATGCCAACATGGTTGCTTATTAAATTCACAAGCATCAACGTTTGGCTTACCAGTATAACCGCTACAATTAATTACAAAATCAACACAGGTATCACTTAAAAGATCATCTAAAATTCTTGGCTTAGTATAATCAACTTCACTTTGTCGTATAACGCGCACATTAATAGCACCTCGACCATTACGAATAGATCTACCATCAAGGTATTTAGCTAAATTGGTTCCTACATAACCACTGCCAAGAATTAAAATGTTCATCGTTGATCATTCCCATTATAGTAAGACATTATTTGTTTATTAAACAAATGTGCTAATGCATCACTATCTTTTCTATTCTTTGCATATGTAAGTACAAGCGGTTCTCCGTCAACAGTATATCCCATAATTGTATATGTTGACATAACCTCTTCAATTTGTCCGCACATATGATCTACTTGTTTATCTTTTTGTTCTTCTGTTTTTTCATGTGAAGATAATTTATCAAAAATATCAGATAACTTTTCAAAATTATCATCAGGATTATCTTCGTCTTTTTTCTTCTTAGGCATGATCTAAAGATGTAGGGCATTTATTTTCTACATTATGCTCAATAAGATGGGATACAACAACTTCTAAAGAATCGGTTTTAAGCTGGTAGTTTTTTGGAAACCTCTTAGCACCGTCATTAAATTCAAAATAAGGGGTTTTAAAAATTTTATCTCGATAGCATGTTATGTAAATACTTTCATTGCCTGGATTAATAAGAACAGTCCAACGCCTTTCGTCTGTACTATGGTAATTATCAAATATTTTTATAACGTAAAAGCCGCTGTCCCGCAGCCGCTTTACGAAATAACCTTGCGTATAACTTTTATTTTTAGCCATTATTTTACTAATCCTGATACAATGTAAGTAAGTTTTACATTATCATTATTGATGCCGAACATCATAACATTCAACTTACTATTGATAAGAATAGTTATCTTGTCGGTGCGGGCTGAACCTAATAACCTTATAGTTTCCAGACTCATGGGTAACGGTGTTGTAATTTGATCACCGGAATAGCTGTCTGAAAGCTTAAGACATATATTGTCAATATTCTGTCGACGTTTATCATTCACTTCTGCATACACACTACCATCTTTAGTAAAAAAGTATACTTTATGTATGTCTACAACAAATGAACTGCTTTTAATCAGATTAATTAAAGACTCATATGGTATAGAAAAGTTTGTATTATATTCAATCTGCTTAATTTTATCTTCGCTTAAGGGCGGAGTTTCAATAATACCATCATCAAGTAAATAATATTTAAATCTAATGTCTTTAGACTCGTATTGAATAACAGAATCATGTACATCCAGTTCTATTTCATCACCAGGTATACAATTTATAATTTTTGAGAGACGATTAAGGTCGGGAATATTAAGATTAATATCCTTATCAATATCTAAATCAACATTGTATCGAGAGAACAGTATAAGAGTATTATCTGCAGCAGTTAATAAGCTACTAATACCTTTATTTGTTACTTTAAGTACACAAGCTGTATTAATCTTGCTTACTTGATTTAGAAACCGGTTTACGAACTCCGTCTTGTTTGGTATTTTGAGCTTCATCAAACTTAATTGTAATAGTTTTTGCCTTCGACTTCAACATACTACCGAGAATTTTTTCATAAGTACTCTCTAGAGTAGTAACTTTATCTTCAATAGTTTTAAGTCTGTTGTTAATCTCCGCAAATAAGTCTAGATTCATGGGTTGTGCTATTTGTGTAACTGGTTGTTGTGGGACTGGTGTTTGAACTGGTACTGCTTGCATAGGCTGTACAGGTATAGACTCAACAGGAGGAGGAGGTGGATGGCCTTGCGGTGGAGCAACTGCTGTTAATTCTCTTTTAACTAATTCCTCTGGACTCCATTTGGAATTGATCGGCTGAAGAGCAGTTGATGTAGAGATAATATTCTCATCTAGCTCTGCAGCAGTTGATCTTACCATACCTGCTAGTGCAGCTATAGCTTGTACTTTCTTCTGCCCTTCAACCTGATCTTCCATAATTAGTCTCCTAGTCCATCAAGAAGTTCTTTAACTTTATCATCCTCTAGAGGATCATCATCATCATCAGCAACATTGACCGTCTCTTTAACAGCTACTGTCTCTGCTGCAGTCTGCGCAGCGGTAGATTCAAACGTGTCCTCAGCGGACTTACAATGAAAATGCTCGTCTAATACCTCCTTAAGCTGTTCATAGCTCTTAACAGGAAATACACTCTCAAGTTCGTGTATATTATCATAAACCTCCTGAACGTTATCATCATCAACCCCATCAACTTCAGATGGAGGTGCAAAGCGAGATGAAACATATGTTGGAAAGTCTCCTTGCTTTTCGCATTTAATCTTAAAGTTACAACCATTACCAGACAAGTCAAAGATACGAGCACCGAATTCATCAGCATCTTCACCTTCAATAGCCTCCATGATAATTTTATGAAGTTGTTTACCGAAGCGGATAAGTTTTACCTTACCGTTATTATCAGGATTAGCAGGGTCGTTAACTACATATGCATTAACAAGCCAATTTTCTCGGCGCATAATAGCTTTAGCCTTATCCTTCTCTTCTTCAGTACCGTGCTTAGAGATACTCAAGCGATACTCTCCAATAGGATCACGCTCACCCCAAGTCTGAGGGCTCACCTCAGCAGTATAATTACCAGTAGCAAAGCTTTCCCAAGCATGCGTATAGTAATGGAAGAATGTCTTCTTAGGATCCTTCACATTAGGCAGAAGTCTTACAACATATGTATTACCAGGGGTTAATTTTAAGATCTCGCGATAGAGACCGCCAGCGCCTTTGTTATTAGCATCAGACAATGCAGTCTTAATGCTATCAAACATCGAATTAGAATATGTACTCATATATTTCTTAGTATTTTTTTTAGTTTTTTAGTTCCTTGACTAACAATGTTAATCGTATTCTTGGAATTATAGTACCTAGATCGATATAAATCAAGGCTTGAATATAAATGCCCAATAGTAAATTTAGCGGCATCCGGATTCATCCTTGTCATTACAGTATCAAAATGCTTCATTCCAAATAGCGTATATATGTTAACCTTTCTTTCACGAAGATGCAACATAAAACTGTATTCAGTCTCAGTTTTATGTCCAATATACGAATCCAAATCTAAATTATTATCTTTGCAGAAGTTATAAATGAAAAATAATGAGTCTTTAACTCTATCTGTTTGTTCATCTGGTAGCATATCGTCTTGCTTCTTTTTATAAATGCTATAAACAGATGTAGCTTTGAGAGATGTATAAAATTTTAAATCGACTCTGTTAGCATCGTCTGGATACACTTCATACGGAGCGTTAAAAAAATCTTCAATATTAATATGTTGATGGTTAGCTAAGAGCATAGCTATCTTTTTAACATAAACGTAATTTTCAGTATCTTGAAATTTACTGAAATCTTTTCTTAACTTAAATGGTTTATTTTGCCGCGATCTGCTTATTCTTAAAAAGGTATTATAGACGTTTTTTTCTAGCGCGGTCATTAGTTCGTTTAAATGTTCTTGAATTTAAATACTTCTTAATATATTTGCTCTTATGTAGGGTGCTATCAAAATCAAAAAAGGATTTTAACGCTTCCATTTCTGTATCGAAGTCACACATTAACATATACAATTTTTTAATTTGCTTTTCTTGTAAAATAAGCAAAAAGATATTAGCTAAATTTAACTTCTTATTATGTATAATACACACTAACGTACAGAATTTCAAGAAATTATTTTTTTGTTCTAAATCGACGATGTTATTAGCCGGGTCATTATTTTGATTTAGATTAATCATTTGACTTGCTTAAATAGCTTAGTTATAGTTATAAAGTCATCTGTTAATGTTCCACTGGCGGCATATGGATATCCGCCGCCGAAGGCGACTTTTTCAGCAAGTACATTTAAATCTACTTCACATTTTGGTGAACGTCTAAAACTTACACGATTTTTATCTACATTAACGACAAAGCAAATATCTGATTCAAAGTGGTCGAGTAATTTGTCAGATATTTCATTTACATATTTGTCGGCGAATGTTGAAATAACATTATATTGTTCGCCTTTAAACGGTAATACACCTTTATAAATTTTTAATTCCTTAATGGCGTTGTGTATGCCTTTCTTATATAAATTAATTAATGCTCTATGTTTATCCAAAAATCCTGTAAATCCGCCATTAAAGTCTGTAGTAAATTTTAAAAGTTTATCTCCAGTGTATGCTTTATATAAGATATCAAGATCTCTGCTTTGTGGTAGTTCGAATGTATATTTTTTAATGTCGTTAACTAACAGGAGTGCTAGTTTTTGACTGTCACATAAAGATACCTTTTTTTTGAACTTATTGTAAAGTAACATAGATGTACTGTTACTTTTTTCGTCAGTAATTATTTTTGCAGTGGTTAATTTATTAATAGGTGACTGATGTTTAAAAATTATTACATTATCTTTATTTACAAAATTTAAACAATTAGTAACATCTATACCTAATAAATAAACTCTATCGTAGTTCTCTCCGTTCTTTCTATACCAATCATTAAAATCTTGCTCGATAGTAAAAAGAGAGGAAGTTTTATAAGGTATTTGAGCATTAGTAATCCACCTTAAAAATAGATAAGATAAAGATCCATCTATATCTGAATTAGCGAAAATAAATTGATTACCAGCCACTGAAGTTATTTAGCTATACTTTATAAATCTTCAAGTGTAGTTAATGTACGATCAACACCATCCATTTCTTCTGTATTATTAATCATCTGGGTCTGAGTAAGATTTAAAGTAGAATAGTCAATCGCCATGGCACATGAACCAAAATTTTGTCCGTATCTGTTTTTCATCATTCCTAATCTAATTACTCCAAGATCCACATCGCCTTCTTCCTGCCAGATGCTCATAATACAATCAGCAGTAGCAGCTAGTCCGATACTTTCACTAATATTTTCTACACCAGGATTTTGCTCATTAATACCACTTCTATTAATCTGAGTAGCAGTTACAAACGGACATTTAAACGTATATGATAGGGCACGTACTTGCTCTGACGTATGTTTAACGCGTTCATAAGAGTTATTACCAATGGGTGAATTAAGCAAATTAATATAATCAAGTACAACCATATCCGGTTTAATACCTTTATTAATAAGCTTTTTTAGATAAGCACTAATTTGATTAGCGGTTACTGCATTAGGTGGAAACTCTTTAATAATTAACTTGGGTTTCTTTCTCTTAGTAAAATCTTCAACTCTAGTTTTAACTAATTCAGAGCTAGTCTGTAAGTCACCAATATTAATACCTGTTACCTTAGATGATATGCGCTTTGCATACATTAACTCTGACATTTCTAAAGATATGAGTACCACTGTCTTCCCTTGCTCAGCAACATTAGTTGCAATATTGCCAAGAAAGATTGATTTGCCAACATTAGTTTGTCCAGCAAACAAATATAATGATCTGCCTGTCTCTAAAAACCCGCCTCCAAGCTTACGATCTAACCATTCCCACCCTGAAGGTATATGTTTTTCTTCTGTTGTGAGATCATCAATATGTCTATCGATCTCTGAGAAGAACTCTAACCCTAAATCAGCACTTAGCGTAATACCACACGCTTTTTCAAACTTAGCTAATATCTCGGGTGTGTCTACTTCTCCGGAAGTACATTTATCTACTACCTCCATCATTGTATGATATACGGCCTTTTGCTTTAAAAAAGACTCGGTATTAGCATACAGCTCATCTTTGTTAAAGTTTTTATCTAAATTATTAAAGCTCTGAACTAAGGATACAAATGCCTTTTTAAGTTCAGCAGTTGTAAGATAGGATTTAATCTCTGACGTATTAGGTACCGTATTTCTTGTCTTATAAAATTCGGTAATAACACTAACAATAGTTTGTACATTCTTATCTTTAAAATACGTAGGCGATAAATCTTCACATACAGAAGCTAGATATAGCTCATCCGTCAGGAGATGATAAGCAATAACATTCTCGAAGAAATCTAAATCTAGTTTTTCAGCCATTTATTAATAAAATATTTTTCTGAATCATAAAAATCTTTATCAGGGTTTTCTAATCCAGGACTCTTATGTATGACCCATATTGGCCACGTAGTTAATTTTAACTTATTTTTGTTTGCAGTCAAGCAAAAATCTAGGTCGTAGTGATGCGCTACGGCTGGTAAGTTTTCATCAAATCTAACATCTTTGTTTAAGCTACTAACTTTAATAGCCAGAAATAAGCCATCTAATACTAAACATCTTTGCGGCGTAGGACCAAAATTGGTCATAAAAATTTGTTTATCATTAGCTGGATGTGCAACAGCTCCCGACCAATCTTCTTGCTTAGACATAATATGCCATAATGCAGGGGTTTTAATTTCTATTTGTTTTGCTCCTGCAAGACCTACAATGTCATACTCCTCAAATGCTTGTTGAAGCTTGTCAGAATAACCATAATCATCCATGTGGATATCATCATGCATTAAGATGACAGTTTCATATCCTTCAGTAACTGCCATTTTTAAAACTTTATTATAATGCTTACCAATATTTTCTTTATTACATGTTTTTACTACTGCATGTGTAAAAGCTCCTTCATAAAGAGTATAATCTTTGCTTTCTTCAACAGAAAAATCTTCCAACATAGTTTTATATGTTGGAGTTGTCTCAAAGCCTTTATTATCATGCTTAGTACAAATTCCTATTAAAGTTTTCATAAAATAAAATATGGTGATTTGGTTTTGAACGTACCAACAGAGACAAAATTATTGTCTATAAGTTTATATATGTCTCCTTCTTTAATAGTAGCCCAGCTATCATCAGGTTTCTTAGAAGATATATCCCCATCTTTATTATAAAATAGAGTACTGCCACATCTTACAATATAGATATCATTTTCTTTAGAATCAAATAACCAACAACTGAATGTACCTTCTAATTGTGAACATGTTTCGCTAATAATATCTACTACATCTTCTTTTTTACTATTATTAAGCAGATACGGTATAACAGAACTATCAACCACACAATTGTTATTAGTATACAGTTCTTTATAATTAGATAAAACGCCATTATGAGCTACAGCCCATCTCCCATAACTAAACGGATGTGATGTTTCTTCGGTAAATGTTCTTTCTGAAGAAGTCGGTCCTTGCGTATGTCCAAGATAATAATTAAAATCCTCTTCATCGATTATAGACGAAGGCATTACGTTACCTTGACCTTTTTGAATTAAAAATCTGTCTTGTCCGTCTCGATAAAGATAACCATAGGCAAAACTGCCACGCGCTTTATTAAGATTATAAAGTGTTTTTAATTTTTCGTAATTGCTAGACCCAAAAATGCCGCACATAGTTTTTCCAATCGTTTATAACTATCAATAATCGCTTCGTCGGTATTGATTATAAGATCAGGTTCACCGTTTTCAAATTCTTTTACATGATATTCTTTTCTTAGATCTCTACTTGTAATTAATAATACTTCTAAAACTTTATTATTTTCTTTTAGTTCTTTCCTTAACTCAGCATACGGATTAACTGCAGATATAATTACATCGTTCTCAGAAAAATTATCATGATGTGTTGCAATTGCATTTATGTTCCTAATATTTTGATATCTGCCTTCTCTACCATATTGAAAATTTTTAAAAAGCTTTCTAACACTATCTCCATCAAGAGCAATAGGTTCCCATCTCCAAAATGGATCGTGCTGTAATCTTTCTCGCATCATAGTTGCAAGAGTTGTCTTTCCAGAGCCTGGTTGTCCGTATAGTGATAATATCATTAGGTATTTTTCCCAAAAATTTCGTTTGATTGTTGATTAACTCTAACAAATGTAGCACATCTGGGCATATATCTAATAGCACTAGCGCCAATATATGTACATGTACTACGTAAACCATT